ATACTCTTACAGTTCTTGCTATCAGACAGGCCGTAAGAACACTCAAGCGTCAGAATGCAAAGCCTATCAACGGTGATTTCGTTGGTATCATCCATCCGGATGCAGCATTTGACCTTATGAGCGATCCTTCATGGGTTGACTGGCAGAAGTACACAAGCCCTGAGCACATGTACAACAACGAGATCGGTAAGATCGCAGGCGTACGTTTCGTAGAGTCCACAGAAGCAAAGATCTTCGACGGTGCAGGTGACGGTGGAATGGATATCTATTCAACACTTATCATCGCAGCCAATGCTTACGGAACCACAGACATTACCGGCGGCGGACTCCAGCTCATTACAAAGCAGAAGGGCTCAGCCGGAACCGCAGATCCTCTTGATCAGAGATCAACAGTCGGCTGGAAGGCTACAAAGACAGCAGAGCGTCTTGTTGAGGACTACATGGTTCGTATCGAGACAGCTTGCACATACACAGGCTACTCTGCATGAGTCTAGGTTTAATGTAACCACGGGGGATGTTTCGGCATCCCCTATTTTTTCAACATAAGGAGTTAAATTATGGCAAAGAAAACAGAGATCCCGGCAGGATACGTAGAGCACGCACCACTTTTTAAGGATGGAGACAGATATAAGTTTCCTCTTAACGTAACAATCAACGGAGTTAAGTATTCCGTTCCGCGTGGTGTTCCTCTTGTACTTCCGGCAGTTGTTGCCGAGGTTATCGACCAGTCAATCGCGCAGGATGCATTTGCACAGAAGATTGACAACGACATGCAGAAGACACAGGTAGTTAATTTCTAAGTTAGGAGGAGCATGAAAGAAATCATACTGGCTATGATCAGTGGTGGTGTATTCGTGTTCCTCCAGTTTCTTATTAGCCGGTATGACAGCAAACACTCGGAGCTTAATGATATCCGGGAAGATATTAAGGGTATCCGGGACTATACCGAGCAGAATAAGAAGTCGATAGAGGATCTCCGAAACATCTTAATATCCATTGAATCAGACAATAAAAAGCAGTCGGAGCTTATCAACTTGCAGGCCCAGGAGATAATCGGACTCGGCCATGACAAGCTTATATATCTTACCGGACAGATCGCACAGCGCGGCTGCATTACACTGAAAGAAAAATCAAACCTTGAAGCCCTGTATGCGCCGTATGCAAGATTAGGCGGAAACGGTGACGGAAAGACGGGGTATGAACATTGTAAGACGCTTAATGTTGTTTCAGAGGAAAGGGCCCGTGAGCTTGACCGTGATATAAAACGTCATGCATACGGGATAGACAAGGTGACGAAATGACGAACAGAGATTATGACATATTAAAAGACATAGCGCTTTGCTGGTTCCCCGGAATCATGGCATTAATAGGTGTTGTCATGGTGGCGTGGGAGATTCCGTACAGTGACCAGGTGCTTGCGACTCTGGCAGGGGTTAATACCTTCCTGGGGGCACTTGTGAAGTATTACAAGGCAAAGTATGACAAAGAAAAGGAAAAAGAAGAATAATGGACTATTATATGTACCAGAGTATAGGAATAGTGCTGTTCTGTGTAATTATGTACGTTTTATCACATAGGTGATTTTATGAAAACCAGTCAGTTAGGTATAGACCTTATAAAAGAGTTTGAAGGATGTGTCCTGAAATCATATTGGGATTACAAAGATTACTCAATAGGATACGGGCATCTGGGAGCGCAGCCGGGGCAGACGATAACAAAGGCACAGGCTGAAACCCTATTGTTAACAGACCTTCCGTTGTATGAGAGGAAGGTAGAAAAGTATGACAGTGTGTATCACTGGACTCAGAATGAGTTTGATGCTCTTGTCTCGTATTGCTATAACATCGGTTCAATCAAGGGACTTGTGGACGATGGAAAGCGCACAAGGTATGAGATAAAGGCGGACTGGCCTAACCATGATATGGCAGGCGGTAAGCATTTAGACTCGCTTAAACAGCGAAGACTCACTGAGTTGAAGTTATTTGAGGGCAAATATATGACAGAGAAGCAGATAACGATATGCGGCCATGGATCCGGCACACCGTCGCTTAAGAATATGTATGAATATCTCGAACAGAGATACAATTCTAAAGCCGATAACGGGAAACGTAAGGGCATTGTAAAGGTAATGCGACTCAAGCTGATGGCGGATTCCGGACGCGCTGCATTTGTAAAGTATTACACAACTATCCTGGGAAGAAATGTCTACAGCCAGAACAGAAGGGAATACTGCTACAAGAGATACAATGACGGTAATTACTACTCAGATTGTTCCTCTTCAGGAATAAAGACCTACGAGAAATGCGGATATACATTCCCGTGGACTCTGAATACGGCAGGTATTTACGAGAGCGATCAGTTTGAAGAAGTGCCGGTGAACATCGTAAACGGACATATCACTAATCCGGAAGTGCTGAAAATCGGTGACGCGCTGCTGTTTGTCGGTAATGATCCGTCAAGGCCCTTGCAGATCGGACATGTTGAATATGTCTACGATATGCCAGTGGTGGCAGAGACTTATCCTAAGTGGGTTAAAGCCGGTGATACATGGTATTACAGGATAGCTGAAGGCGAGAACGCACATGGATGGAGAGACATTAACGGCCACAGGTATTGGTTCGACGAAAAGGGAGCCATGGCTACGGAGTGGCGCGAGATAGACGGTGAGTGGTATTACTTCCAGCCGGAAAGCGGAAAGGCTGCAAGTCTTGCCGGAGCGCTTTATGTTTCCGACAAGACCGGAGCGCAGAGGATCATGGAAGTATAATGAGCTACGTTACTTACAATCCTAATCCTAAAGGCCTTAAAGTGGGTGACTGCGTTATCAGGGCCCTCAGTAAGGCACTTAACAAGTCGTGGGCAGACATTTACATGGATATCTGTGTAAAGGGCCTTAAAATGGCAGATATGCCGTCGTCTAACATAGTGTGGGGCACCTACCTTATGGAGAAGGGGTATCATAGGGTAGAGTGCCCAGAACTTATGACGGTTAATGAATTTACAAAGAAACATAATAAAGGGACGTACATCCTCGGAACCGGTACGCATGTGATCACTGTGATTGACGGTGACTACTATGATGCGTGGGATTCCGGGGACGCAGTGCCTTATTATTACTGGGAGAAAAACAATGTACTATAGCGCTTATCCAAACAATAGCGGATATCCTAATCAGATACCGGTAAATAACAACTATCCATATCAAAATAAAAATGCCTTTGAATGGGTACAGGGTGAAGCCGGGGCCCGTGGGTATATGGTTCCGGCCGGAGCTACAGCCTGGCTCATGGACTCTGAAAGCCAGACATTCTACATTAAATCAACAGACGTAAACGGAATACCGCAGCCATTAAGGATATTCGACTTCAAAGAACGAGTTGCAATATCCCACAACGGACCTAATGGGCCAGTTCCGGAAAACAATTACGTTACAAAAGATGAAATGAAAGCATACATAGCTGAGATATTAAAGGAGAAGAACGATGAATCCTCTGTTCAATCAGAATCAACCGCAGTTACCGTTTCAGGACTTCCAAAGAGCACTAACTGAGTTTGCCAACTTCCGGAAGTCATTCCAGGGAAATCCGCAGCAGATAGTCAATAATCTGCGGGCCAACGGGGAGATGAGTAACGAACAGTTTAATCAGCTTAAAAAGTGGGCTGATGAATTTGAAAGATTAAGGAAAATGTGGAGGGGACCATGGAATTATTAAGGAAATTAAAATGAAATATTATGTTACAAAGGAAGGGCAATATCCCTTCCTTTTTTATGTCGGTAATCTTTTAAAACTAATGATATACTGTTTAAAATAGATTATAATATTTCATGTAGGATTGCTTATTTAAAGAGGTGAAGCCATGAAACATATGAATTTAAATGAAGCGGCCGAATTCCTGCTCGAACTAAGACGTAGGAATGAAATGCCTTTAGATGAGGATGAGTTTTATTTACTTGAAGAAATTGCCGAAAGATTAAAGGAAATCCACAAAGTTGTGAACGAAGATATATGTTAAAAGAAAATCATAAGAGAAATGATAAGGAGCCTACGGGCTCCTTTTTTATGTCGGTAATCTTTTTAAAACCATTGTGATAAGCTGAATATATAATCCTTGGCCGAGGAAAATCTAACGAAAGAAGGACTTTTTAATATGTCTTTTAGTGACAATATGAGTGCCGCAGACCTTGCCGCTATTACCGGAAATAATAACGGTTGGTCAGGCGATGCTTCATGGATCATTATCCTGTTCCTTTTCATGTTCATGGGATGGGGTGGACGTGGTTTTGGTAACTTTGGCGGCGGTAACGCTCCTGGCGGTTATGGTTATGAAGTACAGAACGGCTTCGACCATGCAGCAGTTATCAATTCTCTCAATGGTATCAATACTTCTATCAATGCCGGTTTTGCCGGTGCCGAAGTAAGTCGTTGCAATGCCCAGGCAAACATTTTGCAGCAGATGAACAATGACAACACAGCAGTGCTTCAGCAGCTTAACAACATGGCGCTCGGAAACCTCGGAAGTCTTAACAATGTTACTTCCGGTATCGCTGATGTGAAGTACACAATCTCCAGCGAAGCATGTGCAGACCGTTCTGCTGTTACAAGTGCTCTCCAGCAGCTTGAAGCAAGCAACACAAGGAACACTCAGGCAATCCTTGACAAGCTCTGCCAGCAGGAGATCGAAGCAAAGAACGATACCATTGCACAGCTCAGATCACAGCTCAACAACTCCAATATGGTTAACTCTATCGCACAGGTTACAGCCGATAATGCGAGACAGACTGCGCAGCTTATTGGAGATAATGCGGCACAGACTCAGAATCTTTTGGCCCAGCTTAGAACTCCGTCTCCGGTACCGGCTTATGTAGTACCTAACCCTAACGGATGTAATTGCGGTTACAATTACAACAATTGTTGCGGATAAGGAGACATTATGGAAGTTACGGCTAATGCGGTTCAGACGATCGCGGCAGGCGGACATGTGATCTTTACCGAGACTCCGGTGAAATGTCCTTGCGGTAGAGTGACTAACCGTGAGGACTCTGGACTTCTTACATTAAGAGGTGGGGCAAGATACAAGTGCACTTTTGGAGCCAACATTGCGGTTCCGGAGGGTGGTACAGCCGGTGCTATTTCATTGGCACTGGCTATCGGCGGCGAGCCTCTTCCCACTTCTCAGATGATCCAGACACCGGCAGCAGTATCTGAGTTTGCGAATGTTTCTCGAAGTATTAACATTTGCATACCACAGGGATGCTGCTACACTTTATCGGTTCAAAACACATCCGGAGTCCCCGTGGACGTACAGAACGCTAATCTGATTATTGAGAGGGCTTAAGATGGAGTCATTAAACAAGATTAAAGAATGGGTATGCGAAGGCCTTGATATGGTGGTCAGAGAGAATCACCTCGACAAGTCAAACCTTGACGTGGTGGACAAGCTTACCCACACTTTAAAATCAATAGAGACTATCCAGGCAATGCAGCAGGGCGGATATTCTAACGGATATTCAAACCGCAGGTATTCCATGGATGGTGACTGGGGGAACAGCTACACAGGCGGTTCCAATTCAAACAACGGCGGCGGAAGCTATGGTTATGGCTATAGTCGCAGCCAGAATCCACTTGCTGACCAGCTTAGAGGGATGCTCGAACAGGCCAATTCTGAGAGAGACAGAAGGGCCCTTCAGGACTGCATCACTAAGATGGGTGGCTAACTAACAACTGAATATCGTATAAAGGGGAGGTTGCTCCGGCAATCTCCCTTTTTTAAAAGATATGGAAGGAGGATAGCTTTGATAGAAGTTATTAACAGGGAATTACTTATCCCAAGAGAAGAATACAATATCGGCACATGCTACGATGATAATACTGAGACAAGGCATTTCCACTTAAAGAGAGTGACTTCCGGTGGAGTGGATCTTGCTGCGCTTACATTTAATCTGGATATCCAGTACGCTGACGGTAATACCGATGCAGCGTCTTTAGTGAAGGAAGTTACGGACAAGGATATTAACCTTGTTCTTACTATAAATAATTCAATGCTTCAGGTTCCGGGTACCGTGCTCATTCAGATCCGGGCCCTGGATGAAGATGGTGTTTGCAAGTGGACTTCATATAAGTCTGCCTTTTTTGTTGAAGATCACATCAACACACCGGGACATTACGAGGGAGATCTTACACAGCTTGAACAGTACGAAGCTGAGTGGGGGAAGGTGCGCGATAATGTGAACCAACTAAACTCCCGTATGGACCAGATAGCATCCATGAAGGAAGGATATCCCGGAGATCCGGGTCTTGCTGCGGAAGTGCTGGATGCAAGAGTGGGGTATGAAGGGACTCATTATAACTCTTTAGGAACCGCGATAAGAACGCAGGTTGAGACTTTGCAGGATAATATAGATGATGAGGCAACGGCACGGGCCAGTGCGGTCAGCGCAGAAGCGACAGCGAGGGCTGAGGCTGTTACAGCAGAAGCGGCAGCAAGACAAAGTGCGGATACGACTTTACAGGGAAACATTGATGCTGAAGCATCAGCAAGAACATCGGCTGATAATCTGTTAGATACACGTATCGACCAAATTGTGTCACCTTCAGGCGAAGCTCCAAGTGCGGCAGAAGTAACAGATGCGAGAATTGGTGAAGATGGTACAACATATACAAGTCTTGGAACAGCTATAAGAACACAAGTTGGTGATTTAAAGAGCCAGGTTGCTGATTTAGAGAGCCAAATATTAATTACAGGTTTAGGGAAAATACCGCTTATCGAAATGACACAAGGATATTATCTCGATGGGGATGGTGAATTACAACCACTTAATTCCTTTTGTGTTACACCATTTGTTGAGCTTCCAGAAGGATATAAGTATATTTCTATTTTCATTGCTTCTACACAGGGAGGAAAATATACATCTTGGTATGACTCAGCAAAAACATGGGTAGATTCTTTCAAATTATCTGCGGGGGAAAATGTTATTGAGGTTCCTGAAGGAGTTAAATATATCCGGGTTTCTGTAAAAAAAACAGAAGTAACTCAATTTTATATTTCCGGTTATGGAAGATTAAACATTGATCTAATCAAAGACACACGGGCGATAACAGACTATATATTTTCTAAAAGCGGAGAAGATTATACATTATTTGAAAATGATAGTTTAATTCAGGGAGGTTATGTTAAAAATTCAACAGGATCATGGACTTCATCAAGCACATATTATTCTACTCCATCAACAGGAACGCCAATACCTGAAAATGCTAATTCGGTTAGAATAATACGATACACACAAAGTACAGATGTTAATGCTATATCATTTTATTCATCGCAAGCGCCAAGCAACCATACTTATATTTCTGGATATTATCCAGGATCTAACATCAAACCAGAAGACAATATTGAAATACCTATTCCGGCAACGGCACAATCTATGATAATTTCCGGACGTAAAACAGGAGAATTATTCTTCTGTTTTTATCAGGAAAATACAATTATAGAATCAAAATGGAAAAATAAAAAAGCTATTTTCCTTGGAGATAGTATTACATTAGGACATTTGCGTGATAATGAATATGTAGATACACCATTCAATAGCTATGCCTGTAAAAAATTGGGTATTGAGGTGCTTGAAAATTATGGAATAAGCGGCGGTAAATTAGTCAGCGTAAAGTCTTTACTTAATACAATAGATGCTTCCGCCGATGTCGTTATTGTGGCGTATGGCACAAATGATTGGAGTCATGAAACACCGTTAGGGCAATTTGGCGATACGGCATGGGATACATTTCATGGGGCATTAAGGCAAACCATGACGTCTTTAATGACAAGGTATTCAGGTAAATATATATTTTTCAGTACACCTATACACAGAGGGACTAATTCGTATGCTGTAAATGATATAGATTTGACATTGAAAGCATACCGTGACGCAATAATAGAGGAAGCACTTTTTCTTGGGATTCCCGTTGTCGATATGTACGGAGATAGTTTGCTAAATCCTCAATTTAATCCACAATTGTTTATTGATAATACGCATCCTTATCAAGAAGGGCATAATAAAATGGGGGAAGTTCTCACAGCAAGAATGCTTGAGATCATTACATAGTGTTGACTATATTGTTATGTTATGCGTTGTTTTTTGCCGGTCTGATTATGACATTTTAAGTACTATATCCTGGGTGTTTGTAGATGTTTTTTGGTACTTCCATAAGTCATACCTCAATAATTTCTTAGAGAAAGGTCCACGGACTTGCTATGCAGGCCCGTGGACCTTTTTGCCCTTTATGGTTCCCTCATGGTTCCCTATGCTATAATTATTAAGAGTTTTTGTGAATTACGATAAATTACGCTACGTTTTTACATTCTTTAAAAACCGCGCAATATCAACACATTCTAGGTGTTTCTACATTATAATAGGTTACAGAGGATTAAATAGCATAGTTATTTATGAGAAGACCACACGAAAGGCAAAGACCCTGGCAAGAATCCGCGTAATTGCTAGGGTCTTTGACTGTCCTATGGGTATGGCCATGGGTGTGAAAGGCTGAATGGTTCCCCCATGGTTCCCTAAATCAGAAAACGGAACCAATGGTTCCCTCGGAATAAAAAAACGGAACCATTGGTTCCGTTAAAGTGATTCAAGGATTCTGAGAGACTTGTCTTCCATGGATCCGGTGACTTCGGTGTAGATCTGGAGTGTTACCTGGATGTTCTTGTGGCCGAGACGCATCTGCACGTCCTTCGGGTTTGCTCCTCTGGATAAAAGCTCTGTGCAGTGAGTCTTTCTGAGGGAATGGTAGTTAAAGGTTTCATAGCCGTATTTCTTACGGAATTTTACATTCCAATACTCAACGTACTGCGGTTTTATAAACTCTCCGTTTTCTTTGACGCACACAAGATCCATGAGGGTGTCGGTCTCTTCCGTGACAAGCTTCCCGTCCTTCAGGTAGTAGTTGGTGTAATATTCGTTGTATCTCGCCTTTTCCTTGAGGATTTGTATTCTCTTTCTCTTTAAGAGGTTAAGAAGAGTGGAGTCAATCTTTATCTCACGGTTAGAGTTATATTTGGGATTGGTAATGTATACGTCAGGGGATCCGGCGAAGAGCTGAAGCTGACGATCGATTTTAATGGTGCCTTTTTCAAAGTCGATGTCAGAGAAGGTAAGACCCAGAGCTTCACCGATACGAAGACCTGCACGGTATCCCAGCATATAGGTCAGGTGTATGACGTGATCCTCCGGGTACATGCTGAAGAGTCGTTCACGCATTTCTTTATCGATGTATATGTGAGGTTTGCTGCCGGATTCTTTTTCGGGTATCGCGCGTACTGATGGAAGCTTGACGCTCTTTGCCGGATTGGATCTGATGTATTCCAGGGTAACGGCCCAGTCAAGAGCTGCTGTTAATTTGGATTTGGCATTTCTTACGGACACACGGCACATGCCGCCATTGAAAAGTTCGTTGATGAATTCCTGGATGGCTCTTGCATTGAGACTTGTCAATTTGTAATGTCCCAGCTTCGGGATGATGTAATTATCAATCTGCTTCCGGTATCCGCGTTTGGTTGCCGGTTTCCACTGGGATTCGTTCATCCGGTACCAGTCATTGATAAAATCTGCTACAGACATGTTGCAGGGCTTCTGCACGGTGCCGCTATTGAGATACAGGTTAAAAGCTTCCTGACCGGCTTTTGATGCTTCTCCCTTTGTCCGGAATCCGCCCTTGCAGCGTTTCTTTCTTTTACCGTCTACGGGTGCCATCTCAAATATATATCGCCATGTGGGACCGTGACGCTCTACTCGTAATACCGCCATATAATCCTCCTTTACTGATATTTAGAAAGAAGGTATACTGTTGTTGGAGTGTTCAGTATACCTATTTTTAGGTATGAGCCGCGGTGTTATGAGCACCGCGGCTTTTTATTATCTGAATCTCGTGATGATCTCGTGCATTTTGAGATAATCTCGCGAAAATCCTGTGAAATCGGACAAAAAATCACGAGATTTAAAATAACTCAATTTAACTTAATTCAACAACTCAAATAATAACTCAAATATTTGAGTTGAATTTTAGTTTTTATCCGCTTTGCGCTTTGCTTTATATTCTGCGTAAGCTTCCATCCTAATTAAGAGATCGAGCGTAGCTTTAGCCTGTTCCTCATCCATATCAATGACGATATCTATTAATTCACGCTTACTGACTGTGAACCCTATTTGGCGGATAAGGTCTTTTAGTCTATCCAGATCATCTTTCTTTTCTACATCCATGTTGTCGGTTTTTCCAACTATCCATAAAGGATTTACATTTAATGCACGAGCGATGGAGCCAATAACAGGAAGTTTGATTTTATTTATCTTGCCTTTCTCGTATCTTTGAACAGTAGACTTGGCAACGCCAATCTGGTTAGCCAAATCAACCATGGTTAATCCCCTTAATTCTCTTGCTTGTTCTATGCGTTTTCCAATGCTTATATTGTCCATTACAAAAATCCCCCTACATATATTTTAACATATAACTTGCGGTATGCAACACATAAACGGCGATATAATAAAAAAAGTTGCATAACGCTATTGACAGTAAAGTTGCGTAGTGCTACATTATTAGCAGGAGGTCGGAAAAATGATAAATACTTTAAAAGTGAAAGCCAGAATGGTTGAATACGGTAAAACTCAAAAAGACATAGGGCAAGAGTTAGGAATCGCCGCAGCAACAGTAAGTCAGAAGTTAAACAACGTAAGGCCTATGGATTTAGATGAAGCTGAAAAGCTTTGTGAAATACTTCAGATTGATGCTGGACAATTTGGCGAATATTTTTTTGCTCATCAAGTTGCACAATGCAACAGCTAAGAAAATTTTAGAGGTTAAAACATGACAAAAAAGATGCAATGGCGCTTAAGGAATTTTAAAAAGCGCTTCAACAGGATTTACAAGGGATTAAGCGACGTCATAGCAGTATTGCTTATGTGTGCCGGATTAATCTCAGTAGCATGGGGAACATTAATGTTCTTGATGCTGGAATGGTCATCAGTGCTCTGGATCTCAATCGGTATGGGATTGACCTATTTAGCATTTGAGACCGTGGAATACGGACGTAGTTAATCATTAAGATCTTCGCTCCGGCTATCCGCTTCGCCAATTCGTCAAACCAATTCGATAAATTATCCTCCTAGGTAATTAAAGAATGTGATCAGACCCATGGAAGCGGCAAGACGGAGACCCCTCAACAAGGAGAAGCGGATAACCGGAGTGAAGAAACAAGGAGAAGGACATGAACAACAACGCAATGATGATGGATGATGAAGAGGTAAGAGATCAGATAGTAAACGAATTACTTCTTACATGTGAGACAGACAAAGAGACAGAGGGAATGAATAACCTCATCAAATGGATGGATGATAACGGATTCTTTGAAGGCCCTTGTTCAAGCGGTAATCACCTTTGTGTGATGGGCGGACTTGCAAAGCACAGCTTAAATGTATTCATGGCTGCCAATGATCTTGCAATGGCATGGGATGCCTACAAGAAAGTATCAAGAAAGGATGTAGCGCTGGCAGCATTGCTCCACGATCTCGGCAAGGCAGGAGACCACGGCCTGGCAGGATATGTACCTAACTATCTTAAGAACGGTTCAATGAGTAAGGCAAAACCTTATGAGCGAAACAAAGAGTTAAGACCTATACCACATGAACAGCGCTCACTGATTATTGCTGAAAGGTTCATAGAGCTATCACAGGACGTTGAATGGGCAATAGCAGCGCATGCAGGACTCTATGGTGAGTACAAGTACATCATTCAGGGAAATGAAACACCGTTATATCTGGTACTCAGCTCCGCAGATATGTGGGCTTCAAGAGTAGTAGAAGAGCAATAAAAAATCCGAGTGGATGCAACACTCGGAAGGGATGTTTGTAAGACCGTTGTTTCTTACACAATCATCCTACCACGATAAAGAAAGAAGGTAAAGGATGAACACAAAAGTTAATATCACACCGGACATGATCAAGTTATCAAAGGTGATCCTTAAGAACATGGAACAGCTTTCAAGGATGGTTAAGCAGCAGGACAAAAACCTCGGAACCGTAACGGCAACTTGCACAGCAGGTGGGCATTACCTGAATGTAGCTATATTTGATGCAGATTTGGTGCTCGGATACATAACACAGGACATAGATATTGAAGGAAATGTGACCGTAAATGTGCAGGATTTCAGCAAGGAGAACGATGATGAGAACTAATGATCCGGTAAGAGATGCAGAGAGATATTTCAGTGAACTCGAAGACATTCCGAGAACTCATTATACGGCATGCATAACCATGAAGATCTGGGTTGAGTGCGAAGGCACAAACGAAGAAGACGCGAAGGAAGATGCAGATATAATAGCCGATTCATTGGCTTCCAATATCAGTTGCATGAGAGACATTGTTGATTCAGACATTGATTCAATAAAGATCGAGGAGGACTGAAATGAATATATATCAGAAACTTAACAAGATACAGACAGAGTTAAAGGCTCCGAAGGGGCAGTATAACGAGTATGGCAAGTTTAAGTACAGAAACTGTGAGGATATTCTGGAAGCATTAAAACCGCTGCTTAAGGAGATGCAGTTAATCATTCAATTATCAGATAAGATCCTTCACATTGATGGCCGCTTTTACGTGGAAGCAACAGTTACTCTGTATGACTGTGAAAGCGATAATTTAACAAGCATTAGCAATACAGCTTATGCCCGTGAAGAAGATTCCAAGAAGGGTATGGACGGGTCTCAGGTTACGGGAGCAGCAAGCTCATATGCAAGGAAATACGCCTTAAACGGGCTTTTCGCCATAGATGATACAAAAGACGCAGACTCACAGGATAACCGTGAAAAGGGGTCAGCCAGGCGCGTCAAGGGCATAAACATGGACGTTGAAGAGACTAACGAAGGAATTAAGACTCTCTCTGAACAGCACCTTAACATTTTAATCAAGGCGTGTGCCAATGCAAAGATAGACGGTAACGCCGAGGACTTCTGGTGTAAAAGATACCACGTTGACAGTCTCTGCGACATACCTGATTCAGAGCTTGATTTTATGCTAACCGCTATGAAGTGTGATAAGTATGGCAACTACAAAGGTTAAATTCAATGATTATAAACCTTTCATGCTTCCGGAGCTAATCATTGACGTGGTAAAGGATCTCGATGATTCATGTACGTATGATTTGAGTATAACAAAGCACGCCGACAAGAAAACAGTGTCCCAGAATGCCTACTTCCATAAGCTTGTAGACATTCTGAGACTCGAAATGAACTGGAGTTTTACCAGAATGAAGAACCACCTTGTCGGATCCTACGGAGCCATACTCGGAGAGAACCTTGTGATGCTCACGGTTCCACCTGAAGAGATGAGGGAAGTCGAGAGACCGCACACAAAGTACGTTAAGACGGATATCGTCACAGACTCTTATGGAGTAGAGTTTGAGGGCCATTGGTACCGGCTTTACAAGAACGTAGCAGACATGAATACCTACGAAATGGCAAAGCTTATTACCGGAACAGTACAGGAGTGCGAGAACCTTGGCCTAGACGTGATCACACCGGACGAGAAGGCATATTTAGAGGAATTATTGAGGGGAAATAATGAGAAAGTCGATAGTTGTGAATCCTGAAGATATGAAGTGTGCCATCTGTGGTAAGCAGAGAGCGCTGCAATGGCACCACATCATACATGGAGTCGCTAACAGGAAGTTAAGTGACCAGTACGGCCTTACATGTTGGTTATGTATGGACTGTCACGAGAAAATACACAGCTCACCAGAAGAGAAATGGAGAGACTTTGATAACCAACTTAAGGTAGTAGCGCAGAGGAAATTTGAAGATCAGTACGGGCATGAAGCCTGGATGCAGACCTTCAACAAGAATTACTACGATGATTAAGGGAATAGTCCCTAATCAAATATATTGAATTGCTTGCAGCTTGGCAATGCAGCGGTTCATCTCTTTTACGAATTATAGATACGATAACTGAAGTGCCATGGATCCCCGGATTTTTCCGGGGAGAAGGGAGGGCAATGGCTACAGGGAAAAAATATTATTGGCTTAAATTAAAAGAATCGTTCTTAATGGGCGATGAAATAGACTTTTTAATGTCACAGAAAAACGGCTCAGATTACGCCATGATGTATTTAATGCTCTGCATGAAAACAATAAATACAGACGGGAAGCTGTTAAGGCGTATCGGTGAAGTGCTGATGCCTATTGATGTAGACAAATTGCAGAGGGATTTAAAGTATTTCAGCCAGGAGACAATAATAATTGCAATCGAATTGTATAAACGCTTTGGTCTGATTTACGAAGAAACAGATGGCGTTTTAACCATAAGTAATTATAACGAACTAGTTGGTTACGAGACAGATTATGCGGATCAGAAACGCAAATATCGTGAGCAGTTAAAAAGTGGTGTAGACACTGCTGTAGACACTACTGTAGACAATGTCCACATTTTACCCCCAAAACCCACGGAGAGTGTAGACAATGTCCACACAAATGTCCACACAGAGATAGAGATAGATAAAGATATAGATAAAGAATATATAGAGGGAGAGGAAAAACCAAAACGCAAGCGTTTTGAACCGCCCACGCTCGACATGCTTAATGAATATGCTCAGGAAAAGGGCTATGTAGGATTTAGTGCTGAAAGGTTTTTCAATTATTACGAGTCTAACGGATGGAAAGTCGGTAAGAATCCCATGAAGTCTTGGAAGGCTGCTGTTAGTAACTGGGTAGCAAGAGATGATACTCCGGTACAGAAAGCACCGGTTCAGAATACCAATAGGTTTCATAATTTCGACCAGCGCATGGAAGATCTCGACGCATTACTTAAGAATGGCCGAGTCTTCAGAGGTAAGAATGTATGAACAGCAAGCAAAAGGGTAAACGCGGCGAGTTAGAAGCAGCACGCCTTCTACGTGAGTACGGCTATGATACTCACCGTGGGGTTCAGTACAAAGGCGGAGCAGAGTCACCGGACGTTGTGGGTCTTCCTTACTGCCACTTAGAAATTAAGCGTGTAGAGAAGTTAAACATCCATGAAGCCATTGACCAGGCTAAACGAGACAAGGGTCCGGATGAGTTATCAGTAGTGATGCACCGGAAAAATAACTGTGAATGGTTAGTCACTATGCCCTTCACGGACTGGATCCGGATATTCAGGGAGTATGAAGCAGGGGAGAGTATGAAACATGGAGCTGATAGCATTGATGCCGCCGGTAGTGTTTCTAGTGATGATAATATACAGCCTTTGGAGGTAGGGGATAATGACCAAAAGTAATATAGGCAGACTGGCCGGACAAAAGGATATGGGCTTCAGAGATCTTGCAAAGCGTTCAGGGATATCAAGTGCAACACTTTATGTCTGGGAAAACGACGGGAGCACTTCATGGTTGAAGCTTTACAGGTTGGCTAAGACCTTGGGGTGCAACATGGAAGATTTGTTTACTGTGGAGAGATTATGAGAGCTAACGAGAGAGTGTTTGTTATCGGTGAGGACGGTGTGGCGATCCTTGCCGACGAGGATCTGAGTGTTCCGGTATACTTCCAGGATGAAGGAGAGATGTTCGACTTCATGGAATGGCTTGAGGGTGAAGGATCCGAAAGTTTTGCAAGATACAGAGAATCCGGCAAGAAACTTCCGGAGCTCTGCACTAACTGTAAATGGTTAGACAAAGAGCATGATCAGTGCTTCAACGGCCACTTACAGTATGCACGAAGAGACGATTGTGATGGATTCAAAAATTTCATGGAGGAGGATAACGATGGAGTATAAGGCATTGTACAAGGTTAAGGAAGTGGCTGAGATTCTACTTGTGAATCCGACTGCTGTTTACAAACTGATAAAATCCGGAGAGCTTCCGGCTATCAAACTTGGTGAGATAAAGGTTAGGGGTAGGGACTTGGAAATGTTTCTGAATAACTATCCGGCAATATCAAATGAGGATGAAGTATGAGCAATAAAGAAGATTGGAATGAGTATAAGGACGATGACAAGCTGATAGAGGGATTTAGAGATGTGGTGATTCCTTTTTTGGCATTGAAACTTGGTGAGATAAGTAAAAAGAATGGCCGAGAATTTGATGTTGAGCAGTTTGAACAGGACAATATGAGGGTGTTGTGCCTTGCAAAGAACGGGATCGCTCTGGAACCGCTATTGGAAGTAAAGGAGCATTTACATCCGAGGAGCTGCATTAACACTATTAATCAACTCCGGAAACTTGCATTAAACATCCATGGAGTTATCGATGCTGTAGATGATGCGAACTGTAATGAACTAATTGATTTCCTTACGGCCATGGCAGATTTGACAGAAGCTTACCAGGAGGGGAAATGACTAACCGAGAATACGCAGAGAGTAAAGGCATTTGTAAGCTTATGGATGTTAAAGCTGACATGGATGCTCCGCTTGAACAGGGGTTCAAAGATTTTATTGATGCTATATCGAAATACACAGCAGCTTTGCGAGAAAAAGGTAATGAGACCATTACAATTTATACCAGGAGGGCAGAGGATGACGCTTGAAGAGTATATCGAGGTTTACGAGAAGCAGATAAGACAGAAGGATAAGCTGCTTAAGCAGATCGAAAAGGATCAGCCGGAGAAAAGAACATTGACCGTGAAAAGACTCACTGAATCGAAGATGCAGCTTGAAACTATGTTAGGGTTCCTGAAGGAACTGAAGGAGTACCGGGACGCTGGAGAGGTGACGTAATGACGAAAAATCAATTAAAAACAAATGTGATTGATTTTATAAACGAACTTGAAGTGATATTTTCGGACATTAGGGAGAAGAACGTCGACGATAGCGTTTGCGGATTATGTGAATATGATTGTGACCATGGCTTAGATGGATACGCTAACGAGTGTCCTGGATTTGAAAGAGACGATTGTTTCAAGTTGAAAGAAGAATACCGGAATGAATGGATTAATAAAATCATTGGTGAGGAGACGGAATGACAAGAGAACAAGCAATAAAAGAACTTAAAATCATAAGAGAAGATTATTGGGATGAGTATAACGATCCAATGCCTGCACTCGATATGGCAATCAAAGCACTAGAGCCTTGTTATAATCCCGATGAATGGTGCCACGATTGCTCAGAATATGACCAAGATAAGCATTGTTGTCCGAGATATAACAAAGTCATTAGAAATGCGGTTGAGGAAATAAAACAGCCAAAGACGGGGCATTGGATTCCTGTTAGTGAGAGATTACCCGAATACGGTAAAGAGGTGTTGACTTGCAGTAATGGCGGATTTATTGAAATCCAAAGCCTTGAAGATGGCGGTTATTGGGAAAATCAGAAAGGCGATTGGACTGACTTCGATGAAGTTATAGCATGTATGCCATTACCCGAACCGTATGAGCCACAGGAAAGTGAGGAATAAGGAATGAAAAAGAAATTAGCAGAATTAACTATAAAAAAGTCGGCAGATTATTATAACAAGGTGATTAAAGCACTTGAAGAAGCAGGATTTGTAATAGTGCTTGATTGTGAAACTACCACGGAGAGATATTATATCGTTGCAGAAAGTGAGGAAACATGATAATTGATGCGATAACCCAGGGTGCAGATCCAGGAATGATCATTGGTATCGCTCTTCTGGCATGGATTAACGGGTTTTGTATAGGTAGTTTGATTTTCAGAAATAAGTGATGATATTAAAAAATGGTTAATGGAAGAAAGTGAGGAAACAAAATGAAAAAGATAATCTTAGCGGTGATGCTGGGTGCTGTTCTTACCGGATGCAACAGAACTCTTGTTGATACGACCTGGGCATATAAATATGCGGATATTCAGAATGTCGGGACAATAGAAGTGGCTTCGTGGACGGATTACGAGAACTCTGACATGATCCAGATCAAGGCCACGGACGGTACGGTATATCTGACTCATTCAATGAACGTGATTTTGAGGACAAAGTAATGATCAAGCTTAAAATGCACGCTATGTATGATCACTTCCCGGACCATAATCCGGAACCTGGAGACAGATACCTAGACTGTTATTCGGATCTCTATGTCCAGAACTGTATGGAACCGGGAAACAACATTGCGCTTCTTCTGGAGCCGAGATCCATGATAGCACCGGCTTATGAGTATGTGGCAGCACATCCGGAATACTTCAAGCTGATATTTACGCATGACAGCATCATACTCAATACTTACAAACATGCACATTACCTTAACTGGGCTGATGTGTGGATTACAACAGACTCGGATAAGGATAAATGGGTATCGCTTTGTACATCATATAAGGATTGGTGCCCTTTACATAGAGCCAGACTTCTGCTGGCTAAGGCGTACGAATTTGATTATGACGTTGATGTATTTTATGGAGACTGGAATAATCCTGAGATACCGGAAGTAAAAGCAAAGGACTACCTTGAACACTATATGTTCTCAATAATCATCGAGAACGATATAGATGATCTCTGGTTTACAGAGAAGCTTCTAAACTGCTTCTCGACAAAGACGATTCCCATATATGTTGGTGCTACCAAGATCGGAGAGATATTTAACGAGAAAGGGATCATCAGGGCGGATTCATATTTGGATATTCCGAGAATCGTACATTGCCTGGGTGAAAGCGATTATACAAAAAGACTGGAAGCTATCAACGATAACTTTGAGCTGGTGAAAGCATACAAGACACCGTGGAAGGAAAGATTCTTTAGGGATTATGAAAAGCTTATGGAGGATGTTTTAAATGGAACAGAGGAAGTGCGAGATCCTTTTGTACACGTCGTATCTCCACGTCATAGGGGGAATTGAGACTTTTATATATAACTTTATCGAACTGATGGACTCTTACGATATCGGCGTGTACTGTCCAAAGATTCCCGAAGAAGTGGAAGAAAGGATATGGCAGAAGGCAAAGCTGTTTAAAGGATCCGACGAGATAAAGTGCGACAAACTCATCATGATTAGGATGATGGATGAAATACCGGTAAATGTATCCTTCAAGCGCTCGATACGGATGTGCCATGCTACAAAGTTTAAGAATGATATTCAGATCCTAAATGACTGTGACGATATCGTTCATGTATCGGAAGCATCTAAGAAGAGTTTCAAGAGTAGCGGAGAAGTGATTCTTAATCCTCTGCTTAAGCATGAGAAGAAAGAAGCGCTCATGCTTGCATCGGCAACAAGGATTCCTGCACTAGATAAGGGAGCAAACGCTGCAAGGATGATAAAGCTTGCTGAAATGCTTAGCGAAGCCAAGATACCTTATCTCTGGTTCAACTTTAGCGACAGGCCATTAAACTATGCTCCGCCGGGGTTTGTGAACGTAGGCCACTTCCAGGACTTAGTGCCATATATAAAGCGTGCTGATTACATGGTGCAGCTCTCGGATCATGAGGGTTTTGGGTATAGCGTGTTAGAAGCACTAACAAATAATACTGCGGTGATATGTACACCATTTGAAACTACAAAGGAATTGGATGTGAGGGATGGATACAACGGATATATCATTCCTTTTGATATGGATTTCGACGTAAGGATACTCTTGGATGTACCGAAATTTAATTATGAGTGGGATAACGAATATATCCGGAACCAATGGAAGGAGATCCTGAATAAGAAACCAAAGATGAAACCAAAGGTTTTGAAGGTCAAAGCAAAGAATGCATTTAATGACACACAACTACACAAAGTTATTTTACCTGGAAGGTTGTTATACATGGAAAGGGGCCGTGCTGAGAAGGCTAAAAATATGGGATTGGTAGATATAGTCTGAAACAAGGGGGGTGTTTTCGATGGGCTATAAATTTAATGACTATGATGTGATCTGTCCGTTATTTAAGAGCGCTGTGATATCAAGCAAGGGGAAATTTATCGGCGTTGAGTGCATTCCACCGGAAACAAACCTCGGATTTGATACAACAAGGCTTATACGGTTGAGAACTACACAGGAATTATCGGATTTTGTTGATATCTTTTGTAAATATAATTACTACGATTGCCCTTACTACAAGGAATACTGTAGGGAATCAGTACAGAAATGAGTAAAGGGAAGGCTAAGCGCCTTCTCTGCTTTTTTATGTCGGTAAGTTTTTTTGATTAAATGTGAGATTATAGGAGAAAAGGAGGAAATATGGCTATCAATAAGCAGAATCTTCGGACACCTACTTCGGAGGAAGCACGGAGAATTGGGGCCATGGGCGGCAAGGCAAAAGCAAGAAACAAACTTGCAATGGAGAAATTTAAAGACTTGCTGATAGAAGGGCTCTCGCGCGAAGAAAAGCTAAAAATGCTCGAAGCCATTAAGAAAAACGCGAAGAAGGGTAACCTTTCAAGCTTTGAGTTTTTATTAAAGATGATGGGCGAACATCCGGATCAGTTGAACGAGGGAAGCGACAACGTGATAAATATCAAAATCGGAGTACCTGATGATGATTATGGCAATTAAGGGGGTGATGCTATGGATATTGCGCTCGGTAAACCTAACAAGAAACAGGATTTATTCCTGAAAGACCACCACAGACATGTGGCTTTCGGTGGAGCGCGAGGTTAGGGCGGCGGAAAATCCTGGGCCGTAAGAGCAAAGGCAATTCTATTGGCTCTTAATAACCCCGGAATAAAGATAATGATAATTCGTAGGACATATCCGGAGTTGGAGCAAAACCATATAAGGCCGTTAAAGAAACTGTTGCATGTAGGCACTCCTGGTTGTCCGATCAGATACAACGAAGCTAAAAAGACAATGACCTTTCCTAATGAGTCAACGATATTATTCGGATATTGCAAAACCGATGCAGATACAGACAGATATCAAGGTACCGAGGTTGATGTTTTGTTCCTGGATGAAGCAACGCAATTAACAGAGCAGCAGATAAAAGACCTTAATTCTTGTGTCCGTGGGCCTAATGATTTCCCTAAGAGAACGTATTACACGTGTAACCCAGGTGGGCGAGGACATGGATACATAAAGCGGTTATTCGTAACCAGAGAATACATGGCAAACGAAAGACCGGAGAACTATTCGTTCATACAGTCGCTTGTATATGACAATGACGTGCTCATGCAGTGCGATCCGGAATACGTGCAGGCCCTTGAGGTTCTCCCTGAAGCAAAGAGGAAGGCATGGTTAGAGGGTGACTGGGATTCATTTATCGGCCAGGTATTCAATGAGTGGAGAAATGATGCTTCACACTACCAGGACAGACTATGGACTCATGTAATAGATGATTTTGAGATCCCTTCAGACTGGAAGATTTACAGAGGTTATGACCATGGTTATTCAAAACCGTTTAGTGTCGGTTGGTTCGCGGTCGACCATGACGGACGCATATACAGGATAGCTGAGTGGTACGGATGCACGGCAGAACCTAACACGGGCCTACAGCTAACCGTACAAGAGATTGCAGAGGGCATAAAAGAGCGAGAAAGGACGCTTCCGAACCTAAAGGGTAGAAAGGTTTATGGAATCGCAGACCCGGCTATATGGGGCTCACAGAGCGGTGAAAGCATAGAAGAAATGTTCGAGAAGTGCGGAGTCTATAACAGCAAGGGAGATCACACAAGACTTGCAGGGATAATGCAATTCCATTACCGCTTAAGTTTCAATGAGTATGGTGTGCCGATGTTTTATTGTTTTAAGTCTTGCAAGCAGTTTATCCGGTGCATACCGCTTTTGATCTATGACGAGAAGCATGTTGAGGATATCGATACAGAGCTGGAAGACCACAATTATGATGAAGCGCGTTACGTCTTCATGGAGCATCCATTAAATCCTCAGAAGCTTAAGAAGATATATACAAACGAGGATCCTTTACCACCTATGGATCCTTTGAATCTAATAACACCTGAAAGAAGGAGAAACTAATGGGAGTAAGCATTAACGGTACAAAGCTACCAAACATACCGCAAAATGACTCAACTTTAGCGCCGGATATCAATGTGCCGGTAAAGAAAGTCATTGATGAGCTTGCCTTAAAGACAGCCAGAGAGACATTACAGAAGTATATAGACGGTAAAAAGTCTCTTGATGAGAGAATCATCGCAAATGAGGACTGGTACAAGCTTCAGCACTGGAAGAATTTCCACGAGAATAAGAGAGATCGGAAGGAACAGAGCACGAGTGCATGGTTATTCAATTCAATAGCCAATAAGCACGCGGATGCCATGGATAATTACCCGACACCCGTGATTCTGCCGCGAGAAGCTACCGACGAGCAGACAGCCAAAATGCTGACATCCGTGCTTCCGGTTATCTTCGAAAACTGTGACTTTGAAAAGACATACTCCGATAACTGGTGGGACAAGTTAAAGAATGGCTGCGCATGTTATGCGGTTCTCTGGGATCAGGACATGAATAATGGTCTCGGTGATATTAACATCCGTCCGGTAGACATGCTTTCAATCTATTGGGAACCTGGCATACAGGATCTTCAGGACAGTAAGAACATATTTGTGCTTAGCCTACAGGATAACGATAACCTGGAGGAGATGTATCCGGAGCTCCGTGGAAAGCTGAAGAGCAATGCAGTCGACAAGAAGGAGTACCACTTCGATGATCAGATAGACACTACGGATAAATCCATAGTGGTTGACTGGTATTACAAAGTTAAGTCAGGTGCTCAGACCTACGTCCAATATGTCAAATATTGTGGTGATACAGTGCTTTTTGCAAGTGAGAACGAGGAAGGATACGAGAACGGTATTTATGATCATGGCGAGTATCCCTTTGTTATGGACGTTCTTTATCCGGAGAAGGGCACACCGGCAGGATTCGGAATCATCGATACAGAACAGAACGCTCAGGAATACATCGACAGAATGGGTATCGCAATCCTCTTGAATGCAGAGGAAGGCGCACAGAGACGATATTTTGTTAAGGATGCAGCCGGGATCAATGAGGAAGAGCTTCTGGATATCCATAAGAGAGTTATTCATGTAGCCGGTAGTCCTAATGAGGACAATGTGCGAAGCTTCGATACACCCGTACTTCCAAGCACATATCTTTCTGTATTACAGGACAAGGTAAACGAGCTGAAAGAGACTTCGGCAAACAGAGACTTTAACCAGGGCGGTACTTCTTCCGGAGTTACTGCTGCCAGTGCCATAACAGCCCTTCAGGAAGCAGGAAACAAGACAAGTAGAGACATTATCAAAGGTTCCTACAGAGTTTATACAGAGATATGCAAGATGGCCATAGAGCTTATCAGACAGTTCTATGATACACAGAGAACCTTCAGAATCACCGGAGAAGACGGAAGACCGGACTTTGTTTCACTCGATAATGCAGGGCTTCAGGGCGGCACTCAGATGATAGCAGGCCAGGAATTCAAGACCAAGGAGCCGGTATTTGACGTGGAGCCGCACGCGCAGCGTCAGAACCCGTATACGACACTCAGCCAGAATCAGCTTGCATTAGAGTTTTACGATCGTGGATTCTTTAATCCTCAGCTTGCAGAACAGAGTCTTCAGTGCATAGACATGATGGACTTCGAGGGCAAGGAAAAGGTTCGCCAGGGGATCCAGAAGAACTCAACGATGATGCAACAGTTACAGCAGTTACAGCAGATAGCACAGCTAAGCGCTCAGGCCCTTGCGGAACATGGTGATCCTAGAGTATTGGCAGCGCTTCAGCAGATGCAGGGAGTGGGAAATGACCAAAGTACAAATCAAAAAATGTCCGTGGAAGGTGGAGATTCGCTCGAAAGGGCACGCGATGTACAATTCGGGGAATGATATCGTTTGTGCAGCGGTAAGTAATACATGCTATCAGCTTCTTAATTACCTTCTGGAAGAGGAACCGAGGACAATAGAGCGATACCAGGATGATCCGGGAGACTTCCGTATAGACATTAATCCGGTAGTAGAACGGGAAGACCTCAATCCTATTCTCAGAATGTTTGAGATAGGGATAAAGCAGATAGCAGACAATTATCCCAAAAATGTAAGTTTGGAGGTGCTATATGACACTATCTGAATTAGTGGCAAAGATAAATCAGTTAAAGCCAAGTGAATATGATAAAGACGATATCACGGGATGGGTCAATGCTGTTGAGTTTATGGTTGTAGACCAGGTGATAAACCGCAGCGAACACAGACTCCCGCCACCGCCAAAGGATCCTGTGGTGGTTAATCCGGGTATAAACAACTATGTGCCGGAGATCACGCCGCAGCTTATACCGGATCTGGAGTTTAAACCTTACGTCTATGCAGAGGATGCAGAGCGTGAGCTCCTTATACCCGATCAGTTTAAGGATGCATACATATATTTCGTTTCAGCAAAGATTGACTTCCAGAACATGGAGATTGACCGGTATAACGCTAATTCGCAGGCATTTGAGAATGAGTTTCAGGAATACGCCAAGTGGTACAGGAGAACACATAAGCCGAAGGAGGTAAGACATGAGACTACCGTTTATAGACATCCAGTTGAACCGTACCCAGAGTCTTACTGATACCTTCCGTGGACTCAATCAGAACATAATATGTAACACCAATGAGTTTAGGGATATGAAGAATATCTCATCGAGATTCTATCCCGGCATTGGTACACGTAAGGGGAGAGGGGCCGTAGAGAAAACCTTTGTCAGCCCGAAGGGGATATTCTACAAAAATAAGTTGTTTCACATAGATGGTTCCAATGCATATTACGACGGGGTGAGTAAATTTACGGTCAGTAATGACTCGGACAAGATCATCGTGGGGATGGGCGCATACATCTGTGTCTTTCCCGACAAAAAAATGTACAATACTTTCTCCGATACCGTGGAAAACATGGAAGCGACACTCACCGTATCGGCAACGTTCGCTCCGTTATCTTCAGGATCTGCTTTCACGAAGATAACCGTAAGCGGGATCGGAAACAGCTTTAAGAAAGGCGATAATATCAAGATCTCTGAGTGCAGTAATGCGGACTACAACGGAACACACATCATCCAGGAAGCGGATACCAATTACATCGTGATATCCGGAAGCCTTGAAACATCTTTTACAGACAGCTCTGTTAAGTTTGAAAGACTGGTTCCGGACATGGACTTTGTTTGTGAACGTGATAACCGCTTGTGGGGATGCTCCAGCGCTAATCATGAAGTTTATTGCTGCAAGGTGGGAGATCCTAAGAACTGGTACAACTATGAAGCAGAAGCTAACAACTCATGGGCCGCAACGGTAGGATCTGACGGAGATTTCACCGGCATATCAAAGTATGGAACATATCTTATTTTCTTTAAGGAGCAGAGCTTCCATATCTTACGTGGTGAAAAACCGTCTAATTTCTCGCTTCTCGAAAAGGATCAGCCGGGAGTAAGGACGGGATGTGACAAGAGCATTATCACTATCCAGCAGACCTTATATTATGTCGGAAATGACGGAGTGTATCAGTACACCGGCTCCATACCGCAGAAGATATCGAGGAACATTACACAGGAGATCAAGGACGCAGTAGCTTGCCAGTTTGAGAATAAGCTGTTTCTATCATGCAAGCTGGGCGGCGTGCAGAAGCTTCTCGTATATGATCCTGAAACATCTATCTGGGATATCGAGGACGATACGGTATTCAAGTTTGCGGAGTATTCCGGAGGAAAGCTCCACTATGTTGACGCTGACAACAAGCTGAGGGAGATATACGGGGATGAGACACAGGACATTGAGTGGCACCTTGAGACCGGAGATCTTAACGGCGGAAGTCTTAACCAGAAATATGTTGCACGAATAAAGATCAATCTATGGCTTACATCTAAGAGTGAATTCTACGTCTACATCAAGTACGATGACAGCGCACTCTGGGAGCGGAAGGGCTTGATCAGATGCCAGAAGAACAAGACCTATACATTCACCCTGAATCCGAAGAGATGCTCTAAATACCGTCTCAGATTCGAAGGAACAGGCCAGATGAAACTTCTGGGCATGTCACAGGATATAGAAAGGGGAAGTGAGATAAATGGCAATCTATACTCAGAGCACCGCAGATAGTCTTGCTTCCGACAAAATGGACAAACGTGTAGCGGATTATCTATTTGAGCTTAACGAAAATCTGTCGTATATGTTCAACAATCTATCCCCGGAAGACAACTATAACGAGGATGCAAGACTCACTTATGTACAGCGCGGCAAAAGAATAGGATTCCTGGAAGTAAGAGCGGACAAGATAGAGCTTCGGGTACAGGACGATGAGAACAACTACAACACATCGATGCAGCTATTTGCAAACCTTCTGAAGCTAACAGCCAACACTCCTGAAGGATCCTCGACCATTGCTATGACCGGAGACAAGATAGAGCTTACTACCGGAAAGTTTATCGTTAATTCCACAAATCTTATGATAGATGCGGCAGGAAATGCCACATTCTCCGGAAGAGTGCAGGCTGCAACAATCGTCGGAGGAACAATTACGGGTACAAGTATTAACGGTGGCGATACCATACGATTCAAGGCACGTCCGTCATACATCCAGGTAGGTGATTTTGAGGTCAATGACATATATGACAGACACGTATTAGAGTCATACGACGAGGTTACAGGCATGTCTACCGGAGATGCGTCTCCCACTCAGTATCTTTTGTGGGCAGGATGGAATGGCTCATCGTCAACATTCGGAGTTAACAATAACGGTGTTGTTTATATAGATGGAGACCTTTATATTGACGGAACTCTATATTATAACGGTCAATCTCTTCGGAGCTACATTCAGAGTATTGCCGGAAACAGCAGTAGTGGCGGTGGTGGCGGAAGCAGTCCTGGAGGAACACCAAGCGGTGGAGACAGCGGTGGCCCTACAGGCGATGAGAATGATCCATTATTAGGAGGATAGCGATGTTATATAACGCATATACAGATGTGCAGTTTCGGACACTTAGAGCGCTTCTGGAGACTACACAGGTAGAAGGATATGAGAATTGCAAGAATATCGTGATGATGCGAGAGATTATAGACCATGGCAAGAAGGTTGAAGTAAAGGAGGAGGAAAAAGATGGCGAAAAAGTCGAAAACCAGAGTGATCGGTAGAGGAGTGAACGCTGTAAATCTCCCTAAAGAGAACGAACAATATGCTGCTGCCAATCAAGCGGCACTGAATACACAGCTTATCAACAACTCACAACAAAATAACGGTGTATATGGTAGTCAGTACACCACCACAGGGCCCACTGGAACCGCACAGGTGACACAGACTCAGAATCCGCTTACCGGAAACACGACTACCACACAAAAGACATACAATTCTAACTATCAGGCATCTCCGCTTACCGATAACTACAAGGAAAAGATGCTTAACTCTGAAACCTTCAGTCCTTCCCCACTTACAAATGAATACAGAGACTACATGAGGGATATCGAGGATGACAGACCTGCTGCTTATCAGTCAAAGTATGAAGCTACGATAGACGAGATCCTTAATACAATTAAGAACCGACAGGCATTTGATGTTAATAACGATGCAAACTATCAGGCGCTTTATGACCAGTACGCAGAGCGTTACAAGGCCAATGCGGAAAGAGCTATGAACGATGCAATGGCGAGCGCAAACGCAGCTACAGGCGGTTATGGTTCCACTTATGGACAGGTTGCAGGGCAGCAGGCCTACGATAGAACAATGGAAGGCTTAAATGATCAGAATATGGCTCTCATGCAGCTTGCTTATCAGATCTACGAGGGAGACCGTGCAAATGATTACAACATGCTCGGTGCTTACCAGGGACAGGACAACACACTGTACAGTCGCTACAGGGACGATGTGAACGATTGGTACAATGACCGAGCTTACTATGCTAATCAGTATCAGCAGAACTACGCTAACGACAGAAATGCTTTCGAGAATGACAGATCATACAATGCCGGACAGTATTGGAACAGCTACAACTCCGATTACACTGTTTCTCAGGACGAGATAAAGCGTGATGATGCAAACTACCAGGATGCACTCTCTCAGGCTATGGCGCTTGCTAAAGAAGGCCTTCCGGTTCCTTCCTACATTACTGACAGAATCAATCAGTATAACGCTAAATACGGGCTTTCCGGGGATGCTACAGCAGCACTCGCAGAACTTGCAGCAGTTGCAGCGGCAGGATCCGGAGGTTCAGGCGGTGGTGGAAACAGAAGAGGGCCCGGAAAAACAAAAGAAACGGCTAATAACGAAATAGACGATACTCCGGGCGTTATCAAAGATTCCGATGTACAAGATATCTATAACCGTCTTAAGAACAGGAATTCAGGAACATATGCGGACAGGTATCCGGAAGATGATTACTTGCAGAATACAATCGAAAACAACTACATCGACTTTAAACCGTCACTTACACCTATTCAGGACAGTATTGTTAATGACACATTAAACGAAATTGCCCTTGATAATCTGATGAAAGGTAAAGCGGCCGGGGTCAAAACTACCAAAAATGCAACTACTAAAAATAACTGGAAGAAAAATAAGAACGGTTACTGGGTGAGGGCATAAACAATGGCTAATTATAAGAAATCTCTTAATTACAAATATAATCAAAAGGTTAAGAAAAACAAAGAAAAGCAGGTAGAGGATATCGAAAATGGCAAGGAACCGAGAAAAGATCTTGAGAGACCTAAAGCGCATAGAAGTACTGCTGCCGATGCTTTTGATGAGTATATAAAAAATCGTAAGGCCCGTGAGCAGATATACGGGCCTGAGACTCCGATAGTTACAGGATCCACAAGAACATCTGGGGATATCATGTCTGAAGCCGTGGAACGTATGAAAGACCGAAGACGTCAGAATGTGTCCGAAAGCACACAGGCGGCATATAACCGCATGGATCTTGAGAGAGCTTTAGGACGTGCTCCACACAGCATGTTTTCTGATTATATGGTTCCTATGGCAGAGCGTGCAAAGGAACAGGCAAAAACTCCGAGAGAAGCTTATAAGCCTACGGAGAAGGTTAGTGCGAAAGCTATGGAGAGTATCAGGAATACTACGCCATCTGGGAGTCTTAACATTCTTACTCCGGAGGAAGCTGTAGCGCAGAGATCAAGCGGAAAGTTTGATAACAGTGATACTCACAACATGCTTCTCGCGATCGCAAAGGGCCTTAATCCTAATAATCCTAATTCCCTTGGTGAGGAGATCGGCTATGCCATGAGACAGCCTTCTGATAATCCTTATCAGGAGAATAGTTTACAGCCCACAAATGATGCTGCACGCAGAATCCAGTACGCGGCTGCTGCGAGAAAAGATCCTAAGAACCCTCTTCAGAGAGCACTTAAAGAAGCTTCCAGATATCAGAACGATCTTTCAGTTCCGGATGCTATCAGACAGTACACTGCAATGTCTCCAATGGACAGACAGCGCTATAACGAGCTTTACGGCGAGTATGGTGTGGAGCGTGCTGAGGATTTCCGCGCGGCTTTAGGAAACTATACCAATTATCGTATAGCAAAACAGAACTATGATGATAATCCGGCAATGCATAATCCGATATCACGTACTGGTTCACAATTCCTTCATGGAGTGGAATCTTTTGGGGAAGGTGTAGAGAATGATATTCCGTTTGCACTGGGTATTACAGGAAAGAAACCAACATCCGTAAGCAGCTATGAAAGCGGAATAATGAGAGATAAAGCCGGTGGAGTTGAAAGGGTAGCGCAGGATCTTGCGGTAACATCAGGTATGATGGCGCCTACAGCTCTTCTTGGCGCAGGTCTTGGCGCGGCAGGCGTTGCTTCTAGCGGAACCATAGCGAACGCTTTGTTTGGCGCGTCCATAGGTGGTAACGCCTACCAGAATACAATTAACGAAGGATACTCACGCTCACAGGCAACAGCTATTGGTATGCAGCAGGCAATAGATGAGTTTGCAACAGAACAGCTTATTGGTGGTATTTCTGCTTTTGGCGGAGGTAGATTCAGAAAACTTCTCGGCAATACAAGAGTTGCTAATGCTGCAAGAGAAGGAATCATGAAGGCTCTTGATACACCCGTAAGGCAGGCACTTGGCCAAAGAGCAATCGAAACACTTTCCGATATGAGCGGCGAAGCTATGCAGGAATTTGTTCAGAATTATACAGAGAAAATAGCAAGGAATATATTCCTGGGAGAAAACAACGAGATTACATTATCGGATCCGGAAGCATGGTATTCAGCGGCCCTTGGTGCTCTTAATGCAGGAGTCATCAACACTGCTACAGATTTTGCTACATTATCTGCTAACCAGATAAACAATGACCGTATCAGAAGACAGGAACGCGCCGCATACGAGGAAGCCCTTAACAGACAGGAACCGGCAGATTATGACCTTAACGAGGATTCTGTTGTTGATGTAGATTATTACGAGCCGGGAGAAGCTGCACCTGAGACCGATATGCAGTACGGCACAATGACATTTGAGCCTACAGTTGATGAAGCAACACCGGATGCACCTACATCATCAGGGAATGTGCAGCAGCAGGTAGACGAGACGGTAAATGCAGCAGTTGATGCTCTTATGGAAGAACACAATATTGATACCGCAGATACTTCTGAGTCTACACCGGATGAAGCAAAGAACCTTACAGAACAGGCTATTGAAGCTATCCAGGAAGAGGAAGCTGCTCAGGAGATCGCGGATGTTGTACCAGAGACAACAAGCGAGGCTGAAGATATCATACCAGAGACAGTAGAACCTTTGATTGTAGAACAGCAGCAGGAGAAGCCTGTTGAAGAAACTTCAACAGAAGTTTCACGTGAAAATACTGAGACCGGAAGAGTATCATCTGATGAACTTAGAGAAAATCTTAGAAAGTACGGGAAATTCACAGCTGACGGTTTTGAATATGAGGTTAAGGGTAACGGCAATGGTGCTTTCAAGGGATATATCCGTAAGGTTTCCGGAGATCAGTTAGACGGTTACATAACTGATGCAAGAGCCTTAAAGTACCAGACTGATAAGAAAAGATCCTACGAGGAAGCTGTTGAAGACATTATCAGAGTCGCTAGAAATAACGACTTTACTTCTGATGCAAAGGAAACTAACGAGACTACTGCGAACGATAAGCTTCAGCAAATTGCAGAAGAGACCGTTGATAAGACACCGGAACAGGCAGCTGAAACTACTGAATCTAACGTCAAGGCGGACTTTGACGCAGAACTTGATAGACGTTCAAAGGCTAGATTCCCACAGGATCCGGACGCACAGAAATTTTATAATAAAGCATTCGAAGAATTTGCCGATAAAATAGGTGTGCACAACGAACCTATGTCTATTATCACATCTTATGACGATAACATGGCCAAGGCTTACCAGGCAGGCCTTAATGGAAAGAGTTTACCTTCTCTTGATAATGATGAAAGTTTTAGAAAATTCTATGAACTTTTTCCGGATTTAGCCGAAGGAATGAATGAACTTGGTAATATGAAGCGTAACAAGGGTAACGCACAAGGAGGAGAAACTAATGATAATGGATCTGGAAGTGATGCTGAGTTACTACATGGACCAGGAACAAGTTCAGAGCGTAATGGACGACCTGTACGCGGAGGAGCTGGGATGGAGGATGCTCCAATACACTCCGAACAAGCTGGAGAGCTGGGGGGAAGCAGGGACTCTATACGACGATCTGAAGGACAGAGCACAGTCGATGAGGGACAGAGAGCGAGCAGCGATAGCGCAGGGGTTCTCGGAGGACGAAGCGAGGGAGATAGCATTCGATCTGATGCAGGAAGTGCTGAAAGAGGATTATCCGGGGAAGGAGACGAAACCGGAGGAGAAAACCCAGATGCAGAAAATGGCATCGAAAATGGACGAGCTGACGGATCTCGTGAACAAGTGGAAGCAGGGCGAGCTGACGGACGAGGAAGTACAGAAGAGAGCGGAGAAACTGGACAAGGAGATAGATCAGATTTAGCGCCGCTTGAGCCTAAGACAGAAAAAGAGGAAGCACAGCAGATAAAAGATCTTGCAGATAAGCAAAAACCTAAAGGGGATAACTATGTCATTTCTGATGATTTCAAGTTTCCATCAACCATTGACGAAAGACTAAAAGCAAATCTTGATGCTATTAAGACTCTTCACAATATCCTTGATGAAGGACGTACAGCTACAAAGGCAGAACAGGATCTTCTCGCAAAATATACCGGATGGGGAGGTTTCAGTCAGTATTGGTGGAAGTACAAGCAGGAGATAAAGAAAGTCCTTACAGACAAGGAGTTCAATGATGCCAGTGCATCTATAACAAGCGCTTTTTACACTGATCCGGAGATAATCAGGGCAATGTACAAAGGAATTGAAAGCCTTGGATTTAATGGAGGTCGTGTGCTTGAGCCTTCCGCAGGTGTTGGACGTTTCATCGGATGCATGCCGGAGAATATGATCCCTGGCATAAAGAGAATGACAGCAGTCGAACTTGATACTGTTACGGGAAACATAGCTAAACTTCTGTATCCTAATTCAAAAGTCATTGTTGACGGTTTCCAGAATGCGAAATTAACCAATAACCAGATGGATCTTGTTATTGGAAATGTTCCTTTTGGCGATTTTGGTGTGGCTGATAAAAGGTATCCTAAAAAGGTCACAAGCCTTATTCATAATTATTTTATTGCAAGGTCTCTTGATACATTAAGACCCGGCGGCGTTCTTTGTGTAATCACATCCAAAGGAACGATGGATTCAAAAAATTCAGATATAAGGCAGTACATCCAGGAGCGTGCGGAGCTCATGGGTGCTATTCGTCTGCCAAATAGCGCTTTTAAGGGAACCAACACGGGCACAGTGACAGATATTCTTGTGTTCAGAAAACGTGAAAAAGGCAAACCTTACATCGGTGAAAAGTTTCAGAAGGGCGCAATAGGTGAAGAAACCAGGCAGATATGGGATAAGAAGGGCAAAGGCGCCAAGGTCGTAGATACCGTTACAACGAACTATAAGACTAACGAGTACTTCCTTGATCATCCGGAAATGGTTTTGGGTCAGCTTGTGCTCACTCACGGCCGTTACGGAATGGAGTACACTGTCGCTCCGGATATTAGCACTCCTTTGGCGCAGCAGATTGAGGACGCATTCTCGAAGATAAAGTACAAAATGACTTATCCTGAGATCGACACGGTAAAAGAGCAGCAGGAACGTGGCGAAGCAAGAAATAAAAAAGTCGGCACCGCTTATACAGTTGATGATGTGCTCTATAAAAATGTCGATGGAGAAGAAGTGGTAGTTGATTTCTTCCCTGAAGTCCTTAAGGAAAAGACCGACGAGAACGAAAAGAACAAAGCATACAACGAAAAGCCGGAGAACAAGAATAAGAAGAAAAAGACAATAAAAACTGATGCAGAACTCAAAAAGGCAGCAGAGATCGAGGCAAAGAAAAGACTTGAGACTTACAAGGACTCTATGGCCATCCGGGACACTGTAAAGGATCTTCAGGCATCACAGAGAAACGGCGCAACTGAGAAAGAAAAGAACGCGTTAAGAAAAAAACTGAACACACAGTATGACGCATTCTTAAAGAAACATAAGCTAGGCTTCCATGATGCATCGGCGAGAAAAGCTCTTATTAATGACACTGACTTCTTTCTTCTTCAGTCTCTGGAGACACTGAAAGAGAAGCGAAACGGAGTCGACAAGGCAGGAAGGGACAAGACCGAAAAGTATGTCGTGAAGTCCGATATCTTCACCAAAGATACGATCGGGGCTACAAAAGAAGTCACACATGTAAACAGCGTCGACGAAGGAATAGAAGCTTCTATTGCAAAAAAAGGATACATTGACACAAAATATATCGGAGATCTTATGGGACAAAATGAAGAGAAAGTCTCAAAAGATCTTGATGCTGACGCAAATGTATTCAAGGATGAGAATGGCAATTATGTTCATCGTACCGACTATCTTTCTGGAAATGTAAGGGCAAAGCTCCATGTTGCTGAAAGACTAGCAGAGACTGACGAACAATATAAGAGAAATGTCGAGGAATTAAAAAATGTTTTACCTTCATGGGTAAAGGGAACCGACATAAAGGTTCAGGTGGGCGCTTCCTGGATACCTGAACACGTTTACGACCAGTTTATAGACCATCTTATGGGGAAATACAATGTCGCTAAAGTAAAGCCAAGAAGAGGTGTAGGTTTTGATATCACCGGAGTCTCAAAAACTGATCTTGAGTCTCAGGCGAATACGAAAAAGTGGGGCATTGAAGGTTATGGGCTGCTTTATGAGAACACCAATAATCCGGGACTTTTATGGTATCTTCTCAACAATGAGAACATAAAGCTCTACAAGAAGGACGAAAACGGTCATTATGTAAAGGATGCGAACGATAAGAAGATCTTTGATGAGCAGGCAACAGAAGCAGCTAAGGCCATGCTCCGGAAGATAAACAATGAGTTCCAGAACTGGTTATGGGAAGATTCTGCAAGACGTGACCAGTTAGAGGACGTATATAACGAAGTCTTCAACAACTATGTTGAGCCTTTGTATGATTCAAAAGTAGAGATACAGAACCAGAACCCGGCAATAGAATTAAGAGAACATCAGGGAAGAGCTGTCAATCGTATCATAAGAGGAGAAGGCAACACTCTTCTTGAACATGGAGTAGGTGCAGGAAAGACTTTTGCGGCAATAGCAGCAGGAATAAAACTTAAGCAGCTTGGGCTTGTGTCTAAGCCTGTTTATGTTGTGCCTAAAGGAAAAGTACCTGACTGGGCAAATGATTTTTATAAGTTAAAACCGGATGCACGCTTGCTTGTTGCGACAGAAGAGACATTTGCTTCTAATAACCGTAAGAAATTTACCCAGATGATAGCCAATAATGATTATGACGCCATTGTCATGTCTTACGAGCAGTTCAAGATGCTGCCGCTTTCTGATGAGTACGAAACAGATTACGTAGAGAAAAAGATAGCAGAGCTCCGTAATGCTCTTGAAGATGATAATCATTCGAGAAAAGAAAAAAAAGGCAGAACACAGAGCCAGCTTGAAAGAATCATAGCAAAGTACCAGAAGAAACTTGATGAATTAAAGTCATTCCCGAAAGATAAGGACAATATATTCTTTGAGGAGACCGGAATTGACCATATCTTTGTAGACGAAGCTCAGAATTATAAGAACCTTCTTTATTACACCAATCTGTCAAATGTAGCAGATATGGGAGATCCGGAAGGTTCAGAACGTGCTTTCGATATGAAGATGAAGGTTGATTTTGTGAGAAGTCTTTCCGGAAGGGGAATTACGTTCCTTACGGCAACTCCGATAATGAACTCTCCTGTCGAAGCTTACAATATGCTTACTTACCTTGCCGAGGATGAGCTGCATAACAGAGGAATTTATTCCCTGGATGATTTCATAAAGGTATTCGGAAGGATAGAAGATCTTACAAGACTTGATGCAGCAGGAGATAAGTTTGTTACACGTACAACCTTTAACGGTTTTACAAATTTAAGAGAATGGTCTCAGTTCTGGCATACCATCGTTGACAGAGTTAAGACCTCTGACATACCGGATATCAAGCTTCCTAAGATGAAAGGCGGAGAGCGTAATATTATAGAATGCGAAGCTGGGCCTTTGGCCAAAAGGACAATTGCAGGACTTCCGAAACGTCTCCAGTCGAAGGACAAAAAAGGAAAGAATCACATTTTTGGTGTTCAGGCAGATGGTAAAAAAGCTTCCTTCTCACAGAAACTTCTAAATCCTAATGTTGATTATGGCGAACACGAAAAAGTCCCGGTAGCTGTAGACAAAATTTTCCATAAATGGGAAGAGTCAAAAGAATTTGTCTCTGTGACAGGCGATATCGTGCATAATGGTACACAGCTCATTTTCTGCGATTATGGAGTACCGAGCAATGGTAAAAAGGCCAAAACCGAAAAAGCAGAAAATGAAAAGGTGGCAGACGACGATCAGTACGATCCTAACGAAGAAATATCTGTTGAGGGCGTCAATGTCTACCAGGACATGAAGAACATGCTCATTGCAAAGGGAGTACCAGCAGAAGAGATAGCCTTTATGCAGGACTATAAAGGGAAACAGCTTGAAACACTGTTCAACGATGTAAGAGAAGGTAAGGTTCGTATCCTTATAGGCTCTACAAAAGTAATGGGCGAAGGTCTTAATGTGCAAGACCGTATTGTTGCTATACATGAGATGAATCCTGTTATGAGACCGGGAGACGTGGAACAGCTGGAAGGCCGCGCGATTCGTCAGGGAAACCTTTCCCCGGAGGTCGAAGTAAATGTCTACGTCACAAAAGGAACATTTGACCTTAAGCAGTGGGAAAATCTTAGGACAAAGGCCGAATATATCTCGCTCATTGAGGACGGCTTCATAGACGGACGTGAAATAGAATATTCTACATCAGAGTTCGGAGCTTCCGCAGCAGACATAATGTCTATAGCGGCAGCAGACCCTCGTATTAAAGAAAAGGCCGACCTTGATCAGGAGCTGAGAAGGCTCAACATGCTTAAAAAGGAGTACGATGAAAAGCAGTATAGAGCCAAGAAGAAACTTGACGATCTTAAAATACAATATGATTACGCTGCTAAAAGGTATGAACAGACTCTTGCCGCATCTAAAAAGATAAATGATGTGAGCGGCGATAAGTTTAAAGCTAAAGTCGCAGGCAGGACATTTGAAAACCGTGAAGAGTTTGGACAGGAAATAATCAAATATGTCTCCAAGTACTTGAAGGACAGAGACTACAAGAGAAGAAAGATAGGCACTATAGCCGGAACAGATATATGGATCGCAGGCGACGTTTCAGGTACATTGTTCCTTCAGATAGATGAATCGAGTTCTAATTCTTTTAGCGCAAACCTTGACAGCGCAAAAGGTACCGTTCAGACACTTGAGAATACCCTTAAAAAATTTAAGAATGATTACAAGTTTTACGAAGGAGCACGGAACGATTACAAGAAGGATATAAGTGATATTAAAAAGGTTATCGAAGAGAAGTTCGAACAGGCTGATAAGCTCGCTGAGCTTACAGAAAAGTCGGAAGCTCTTGAAAAAGACCTTAAGGAAAATCCTATCAATTATGATAATACGGTGGATCCGGATGTACAGTTCTCAATAAGCAAGAAGAAAAAGGCAGAGAAGGCAGCAGAACCTCAGATAAAGGATAATCCGGAGGAACCGCGCGGCGATTTCAACATTGAGAAGAGACCGCAGAAGAAGCCCACAAGACGAGAGGAGGAACAGAAAAAGAGGGCACAGGCGTTCCAGGAGTCATTAAGACCTGACAAGTGGGAAGCCGAAAAGAATTTAGGATCCAAAACAGAAGCTAAAGATTTAGAGGTTATCATCGGTAAATTTTCACATGACATGGGCTTCCAGTACACACCGGGCAAGCGTTACACCAAAGGTGAGGATGTCGGAGGATTCTACAATCCTAAAAACAATGGTATACGTGTGAAAGTGGCAAATAACCTTCCAGATTTATCCCACGAGGTAGGCCACCTGATCATGGACCGCAACAATATAAACAATGAAACTATTCCGGATATAGAGATAAAAAATCCAGGATTTGTTCAGGAGATTCTTAAGGCTTACGGAAAGGAATACGATGAAAACGATTATCCTGAAACAAAAATTCTCGGTGAGGGACTTGCGGAGTTCATAAGATACTACTGCCAGAACAGAGATACGGCACGCATTGACTATCCGTTACTTACAGATTATGTGCTTAAATCACTTACTCCGAGAGAACTTGCAATCTTTGAAGTTTTTGCAGACGAGATAAATGCAGTTTATGCAGCAGGCGCTGAAGAAATAACACAGCATACTGTTAAACATGAAGACTCTATAAGAGACTTCCGTGATAACAAGGAAAAGGCACACGATCTGTTCGTCAAAGGACAGATAATGGGCGTTGATTCTAATTACGGTTTTAAGGATATAGATCGTAAGTACAATTCGATACTCCATAAGCTTGCAACAAACGGAGAGTATATCGACGGAAAAATAATCTATGCCTTAACCGGACAACTCCGCGACCTTAACGGAAATTACCTTGGAAGATCCCTGAAGGATATCTTGAAACCTATAAACCTTAATCCTAATTCGAAAGAGTTCCGGGATTTCGGAGATTATTTGGTAGTAAGACATGCGCCTGAGCGTTTAGCACTGGGACTTCGTACATACGCAGATGACCGCCAGAACAACGTAAAATGGTTCAACATGCAGCAGGCCAAGCTGGAAGCAGAATATCCTCACTTCAAAGAAGTTGCCGAAGGTCTTGATGAGTTCCAGAAGAATGTACTTGAAAACTATGCGCTAAAGTATGGTCTCATAACAAAACAGGCTTACCGTAACATGCTCAAAGATTATCCTCACTATGTTCCATTCTTTAGAACAGGATTCAAGACAAAAGGTGATGCTCTTAAGAAGGCTAAGGGATCCGGTAGAAATATAGTAAATCCGGTAGACAATATCATTACATCAACTGTAAAGATAATGAATCTCGCTTGCCATAATGCTATTGATCTTGCACTCAGAGAAGTGGCTTTATCGGCAGGTATTGATGCTTCGATTATTGAACAAATTCCTGACCCACAGGTTCCACAGACATTTAACATGCGCGGAATCAAGGAAAGACTTCATAACGAGATAGCTGATATAAATATCGCCCGTGGAGTCGACCCTGATACACAGGATCTTCTTCATGAAATGGTAGACAACATTGACAATACCATAACCCAGTTCCAGACAGGACGTGCAAAGAAAGACCGTAACGAGATAGTCATTATGGTAGATGGAAAGCCGGAGTTCTGGAAGGTAAATGACGAGAACTTATTTGCGTCATTAACTTCTATGGACTACAGGTCTTCAAACATGCTTATAAATCTCTATGCAAAGGCTACGAGATTTATGACAAGTAACATAACCGGAAACAACATCGTGTGGTCTATATTCTCAAACGCAAAGAGAGATCTTGATACTTTGTACAACTATTCTGAGACAAAGAACGTGTTCAAACTTGCAAAACTGATAGGAGATACTTACGTACAGAGTGCCAGAGAGCTGGGAGGAAAGAGCGTTAGTGACTACTACAGCGAATATCTTTCAATGGGTGCAGCAGGTGCTCCGGTATGGGCAGGATCCGATACATTTAATAAGGATATGCGTAAACTGATAAATAGCAGAAAGCGCAAGCTATTTGGACACGATCTCGCAAATTATAACCCACTTAAGTATGCGAGATGGTTATCTGAGACCATTGAAATGGGCCCACGCTATGCTACATATCGTCTTATGCGAGAAAAAGGATATACACCGCAAGCGGCTTTTTATGAAGCCATGGATATCACCACGAACTTCAGAAAGAAAGGTATCGCTGGCAAAGAATTAAATAAGGTTGCGCATTTCTTCAATGCTAATGTTCAGGGTCTGGATCATGCTTTACGTTACTTTTCTGCCGAAGATCTTAAGGGCAAGCCTAAAGAGACAAGATTCAAGGCAATTCGTGCACGTATGATATTCCTTATCGTTACATCTGCACTTACGGCAGTGTTGAGCCATATATTTAACCATTGGGATGAAGATAAGAAGGAAGATTACAACAGATACTCCAACTATTTCAAGAATTACTACTTAAATATACCGATTGGGGATGGTAAATTTCTTTCAATACCTAAAAACCATGAGTTAAGTGTTCTGGAATCACTGTTTGAAAGAGCGTTGGAATTCGGACTTGATAAAAACGACCGTGCATTTGATGAGTTCTACGATTATTTCATAGAACAGCTTGCACCACCTATACTTGCCGAGATGCTGCAATTCCCGGCAGACGTTGTTAGCAAAGGACCTCAGAAAGCGATAGAAAACTATATTGTTGGCAATATATCGGATATCGGTGTTGTTGGCGTCGCAGCACAGGTCGCAATGAATAAGAACTACTTAGGTACTCCTATAGTTCCTCAGAGCTACCAGAAACTTGCACCAAAGATGCAATACAACAAGAAAACATCAGAGCTTGCTTACCTTATAGGTCAGGCTTTTAACATAAGCCCTATGAAACTTGACCACTTTGCAAATAACTTCCTTGGATATCTCTGGAAATATCAGGCAGCACTGCTTCCGATAAATGCCGGAGACGTAAAGGGTGAGTTTGATCCTACACTGGGAGTCAAGGGAACCTATATAAGAGACAGTCTCCGTTCTAATGATGTTTCCAACTGGATATATGATAAGGCGGAAGAGTCTGAAATGCGCTACATGACAGAGGGTGACAACATTCTTGAAATGTCACTGGATGCATATATGCGCGACAGATATTCAAATTACAACAGGCTTTCAAAGGACGAAGAGGAAACGAAAGAGGACAGAAAACTCAGGAAAGCTGTTCTTAATGAACTCATCGACTACCAGAAGGGTAAAATTCCAAGAGACCACAGAACCGTGAACGACCTTGTGAACGAGACCGGAGACAAGAGCTACCTTCCTTCCGTTAAAGATACCCACTTCAATAACGGTAAGGGTGGCGAGAGAGTTGATCTTACAAGTGCTGAATATATGGATTACCAGAGCACTTACGAGAATCTGTATTATGAATTTATGAACGACAGCATTGATAAAACGGAAGATCCGGATAAGTGGGAGTACACAGAGAAGCTTGCAGACAGTCTTGCATTATATATGGCTAAGACAAAGGTGCTTGAAGAAAAGGGCATTGAGTCCAATGTAACATCAAAGTTTTCTGATCACCTGGATGTTGTTAATGCAGATTTTGATACCGTAGTTGATAAATCCTATGACATAGCCAATATAAAGGAAGAATACAAAGAAACTAAGGAAAAGCAGCAGAAGGTAAGATCCGAGATAGCAGGTCTTTCACCGGAAATGAAAGAACTACTCTGGGAAATGGCTGGATGGAAAGTTTCAACATTAAACAAATGATTTTAGAGGGGAGCCTTCGGGCTCCTCTTTTTGTGCCTAAAGATATGTCGGTAACCTTTTTGAAAACAATATGATACAAAAAATATAGAGACTCACGGGATAGACCGCGCGATCAGAAAGGATCTATTTATGAATTTATTAAAACTTAATCTCCGTTTATTCGATGGCGAGGGCGGAAGCGCTGCCGCAGGTGCCGGAGACGGAGCAGGCGCTAATGGCCAGGTCGCCACTGGCACACAGGCGAATGGATTAATTACAGATAATCCACAGGGGCAGGCCGCCGCTGCCAATGCAGGCACAGATTTTGAGACCTACATTAATTCTCACAAGGAAGAAGCTGACAAGTGGTTTTCGGACAGGTTCCAGGAAACCTTTAACAAGAGGTACGCCCCGGTTAAGAAACAGCTGAACGCACAGAGCGGCATCATGGAGATGCTTGCTACGAAGTATGGTATTGAGGACGTTAAGGACGTCGCAGCCATTGCCAAGGCTCTTGAAGAGGACGATATGCTTTACGCAGAGCGTGCAGAAGCTAACGGTCGTTCTATAGACGAGCAAAGAGAATGGGATAAGTTAGAGCGAGAGAACAGGATCTACAGAGAGCAGCGCCAGCAGATGGAGCGTTCACAGCAGATTCAGAGACAGATGGAAGAGTGGGATCGTCAGTCAGCAAATCTCAAACAGTTATTCCCAACATTCAACCTTGATGTGGAATTACAGAATCCTGAGTTTGAACAGGCCCTAAGAAGTGGCTTATCCATGGAAAGAGCGTTTTACGCGGTTCATGGTGAAGAGATCTTCTCCGGAGCCATGCAGAACACGGCACAGGCCGTACGTGAAGCAACAGCCCAGGACTTAGCCGCAAGAAGCAAGAGACCGAAGGAAAATGCTATCGGCTCCAATGCTTCAGCGAAGGTATCAAAAGATGTGTCAAAACTCACTAAAGAAGAACGTGCGGAATTAGCTCGCCGTTCAATGGCAGGAGCTATCCGCTTTTAAAAGGAGCGAATATGAATAAACACATCTATAAACTGAATCTCAGAATGTTTGATGATGTAATCAACAAGACCACATCAAACACAACGGGAAATGACCTTTCCCCTGAAATCAAGACTTATTATTCCGATTATCTCATTGACCTTGCAGAAGCAGAGCTCGTACATGACCAGTTCGGTCAGAAGAGACCTATCCCGGCAGGATCCGGAAAGACAATCGAGTTCAGACAGTTCATGCCGCTTGCTAAGATCACAGACGAGCTTGTAGAAGGTGTTACACCTGATGGCCAGGCACTTGATGTATCTGCTATCACAGCAGTAGTTAAGCAGTACGGTGGTTATGTAACACTTTCAGACCTTCTGGAGCTTACAGCTATCGATAATGTTAAGACCGAAGCAGTACAGCTTATCGGTTCCCAGGCAGGACGTTCTCTTGATACTGTTGTAAGAGAGATCCTTAACGGTGGTACCAATGTTCAGTATCACAACGGCGAGAGAGCTAACAGAGCTGCTATCCAGTCTACAGATACTCTTACAGTTCTTGCTATCAGACAGGCCGTAAGAACACTCAAGCGTCAGAATGCAAAGCCTATCAACGGTGATTTCGTTGGTATCATCCATCCGGATGCAGCATTTGACCTTATGAGCGACCCTGCTTGGGTTGACTGGCAGAAGTAC